TTATTTATTGGGATTTTCAGGCTTTTTCTTTTTTGGATGCGTTTCAAAGTGCAAGCTGATTTGGTGCATTTTCGTTTCAGAATGGACATTTTCGCTTGCACTCTGAAATGAAAACGGCAGGGGGTGCAAAAACGGGTGCACTCTGAAACGGAGCATTTCAGAGTGCGGAGCGGCATGAAAAAGGCCGAGACTCATTTGGCCTCGACCTTGATTTCTTTTCCGTTCCTGAATTCGAATGCGATACTGCCGTCCCGGTTTACCGTTCCCTTTTCCAGCAGCAGCGACCACACCTGACTGTCCCATTCCTCCAAGGAAGTCGGAGCCTTTTCCAGATGGTCGATGAATGAAGCGAGTTGTCGCGCCTTGTTATTGCGCCTTGCGATCTCCGCTTCCAGCTTGTCATGTTTGGCAGATGCCTTTTCGTAGCGTTCCACAAGAGCGTTATACTTGGCGTTGTATGCCTCTTGTGACTGTATCTGGCGCGTATTCTGCCGAACAAGGTTCTGGGTCATGTCAGCGATTTCCTCGATTTCCTGACGAAGTTGCTCCATACCGGCTTCCTGCTCGGCGCAGTCCGTGAGGAGCGATTTCATCAGTTCGCAATCTTCAATCAGCTGCTTGCGCTGCCTCATTAGCCGGTTATAGGCTTTGAGGAACATTTCCTTGATGGTATCTTCGGTTAGGTGTGGGGTCTTGCATTGTTCCTGCGTCTTGCTGAACTTCCGATTGCACTGCCAGATTACGCGGCGGTATGCATCGTTGGAATGCCAGACCTTCGCACCGTAAAGCCCGCCACAGTCCCCGCAGAACAGCTTCGATGAAAAGATGCTGTTGCCGCTGTACCCGCGCCCCTGCCGGGAACGACGTTCGATCACCGCTTGAACCATATCGAATTCATCCGCTGAGATAATGGGGGGATGGCTTTCCTTGACATAGTAGCTGGGAAGCTCTCCGCGATTGGGCTTCATGGTTTTCGTGAGAAAGTCCACCGTGAAAGACTTCTGCAGGAGCGCGTCGCCTTTGTATTTCTCGTTTCGCAAAATGCTGTTGATGGTCGTTACACTCCATTTGCTCTTGCCCGAAGGTGAAGGGATCGCGGCAGCTTCCAGTACTTCCTTGATCCCGAAGGGCGTTTTCCCTTCCAGAAAAAGGCGGTATATCAAGCGGACGATTTCGGCTTCCTTCTCGTTGACAGCCGGTGTCCCATCGGGGCCTTTTTCATATCCGAGGAATTGTTTGTATGCCATGCTGACCTTGCCGTCGGCAAAACGCTTCCGCATACCCCATGTAACGTTTTCGGAAATGCTGCGGCTTTCTTCCTGCGCAAGGCTCGACATGATCGTGAGGAGCAGCTCGCCCTTGCCATCGAAGGTGTAGATGCTCTCCTTCTCGAAGTAGCATTCTACACCATGCTCTTTGAGCTTTCGGATGGTGGTCAGGCTGTCTACGGTATTTCTGGCGAAACGGCTGACGGACTTGGTCACGATCAGGTCTATTTTTCCAGCCAGCGCGTCCGCAATCATCTCATTGAAGCCATCCCTGTGGCGGGTATTCAAGCCGCTGATACCCTCGTCCGTGTATACTTTGACAAACTCCCATTCGGGATGCTGCTGGATGTAATTGGTGTAGTAGTCGATCTGTGCGGCGTAGCTGGTGAACTGCTCGTCGCTGTCCGTAGACACACGCGCATAGGCGGCTACTCTGCGCTTGGAAACCGAAGTGACGGGCAGCGCCGTGAATCGGTTCTTGGTTGCCGGAATACAAGTTACTTTGCCTGCCATAGTGATTACCTCTTTCGTTTCATCGCGTTTTGACGTGCTTTTTCCTTCATTTCAGGTGTCCAGCTTTCGCGGCGGGAGCGGTCTTTCCATATACGTTCCTCGATGTGACCATTCTTCAGGAAGAAGGTCAGATGGTTGTCAGCCGGTACTTCGATATGGTCAATCTGCGCTTCCATTTCAGGGGCTTCATAGCATGGGAGTTCCAGAACGTCAGCTACCAGCGCCTTCAGAACCGCTTCCGGGATTTTCTTGCCACGGCAGTACCGCTTGCCCTTATCTTGATATGTACTGCAGTTCCATCCAACCGTTCCGTTGCTGGTAACCCGCTTATATGCCTGACCGCAGAAGGGGCACCGTATTTTCGTTGTAAACTCGCTCCGTTGGGGCTGGGCGCAGTCCTTACGCCTTTCAGCATGCTGACGGACAATTTCCTGCGCGGCCTCAAAGGTCGCTTCGTCGATGATCGCCGGGTGCGTTTCCGTCGCGTAGTATTGGGGAAGCTCTCCTTCATTGGCCACTTGACGCTTGCTCAGATGGTCACGAACGAAGGTTTTTTGCAGCAGCGCGTTCCCTGTGTATTTTTCATTCGTGAGAATGTCACGGATATGGGCGCTGCGGAAGGGCTTACCCAACGCGCCGGTCTTGCCTTGCGCGTTGAGCCGCCTGCATATGGAGCCATAGGTTTCTCCGGCAATCGCCCGACGAAAAATATCACGGACGATTTCAGCACCGTCCGGGTCAATTTCGACTTTTCCATGTTCGATTCGATATCCCAGCATAAACCGCCAGCACATCACCTCGCCCTGTTCAAAGCCCTTGCGAATGCGCCATTTCTGATTTTCGCTGACCGAAAGACTCTCTTCCTGCGCAAAGGATGCCAGCAGAGTCAGGATGAGCTCACTATCCGCGCCAAGGCTGTGAATATTGCCTTCCTCGAAATATACATTGATGCCGAGGCTTTTCAACATCCGCACGCTTTCCAACACCGTGACGGTGTTTCGGGCGAAACGTGAAAGCGACTTTGTGAGAATACGGTCGATCTTGCCCGCCTTGCAGTCGGCGAGCATTCGCTGAAACTCCGGGCGGCTGTCCTTTGTTCCCGTGAGGGCCTCATCAACATAAACACCGGCATACTCCCATGCAGGATTTTGCTGGATGTATTGGCTGTAGTAGTTTGCCTGCGCGGAAAGGGAGTGAAGCATCGCGTCCTTCCCACAGGACACCCGCGCATAGGCAGCGACTCTTTCCCGCTTGGCAATCGCGGGCATGGGTTCGTTTTTTCGTAATCGTTACGGGCATTCTGCCACCTCCTTGTGGTGTGACATAATAGCTCTGAAGTTCGGACAAATCAAGTCAAAATCACGATAAATGCTGCCCTTCGGAACACCGTATTTTTCCCGCATGGCTTCTTCCACGGTCAAATAATCCTTGTCCGTCAGAATGCCGCTGTCCCGCATTTTCCGCGCCGCTGCCATGGCAGAGATATAGCTGAAAGCCCGATCATCCACGGCCTTCACGCCCCTTGCCATATCGCGCCGCAATATAGCAGGCATGGCAGCAGTATTTCGGATTCTGCGCCGGGTAACCCGCAAACGGCTTCTTACAGTGCTGGCAGATAAAACGGGTTTGTCCTTTTCCGTTGGGATGCTCCCGATGATCATTCCACCACGCGGTACGGCAGGCATCCGAGCAGAAGCGACGGCGGCTGTCCACCTTGGTGCCGCATTGCGGACATGTGCTTTCTGTCTGCTTGTACGAATCTTCTGTCGGAAGCGGATGCCTTCTGCAAAACGACTTGACGGAGTTTTCGGACAACCCCAGCATCTGCGCGATTCGGACATATCCATAGCCTTCCTGCCGAAGTCGTTGTATTTCGTTTCTCTTCATGGGGCACCTCCCGTGTTGTAATCTACACTTTCCTGTTCGGACACAGAAGGCGGCAATGTGGACATCCAAAAAAAACAAAAAAGACGGTCAGCCGAAGCCAACCGTCCGTGATGATGCTTATGCGATTTTCGAGTACTGCCCGGACACCCAGCCGACCTGACCGTTGACCACGATGGCGTGCCAGCCGTTCTGCGCGGTGGCGATCCACTCGAAGGCTGTGCCGTTCTTGACGCTGGTGATCCGGCTGAACGTGGTGCCGTTGCCGCAGCGGACGTTCACCTTCCCGCCCTCGGAAACGATGACCACCATCGTGCCAACAGGTGTAGGTTCTTCAGGGGCAGACTGCTCCGGCGTGTCGGGCTGCCCGTCATCATCCGCAACAGCGTCCATCAGCGCCGCGTGGGTCTTGTCGCCGTACTTGCCGTCCGCTTCCAGACCGGCTTTCTTCTGGAACGCCAAAAGCGCCTTCTCCGTTTCGGAACCGAATTCAGCGTCCGCGCCATGCTTGGGCAGCGCATAGCCCAGTTGCATCAGCAGCCCCTGCAGTGCCTTTACATCGGAACCCACCATGCCGCGCTTCAGCAGACGGCTTCCCAGCGCAATTTCCGGTGCGGGGATTTCAGCGGCAGCTTCCCGGTACTGGATGAAGGGCAGCTTGTACCAGTACTTCCACTTGCGATCCTTCACCTTCGTGCGCACACTGCCGTAGCTAAAGCCGCGCCACTCTACGGCGTAACCGTTACCGACGTAGTAGCCCACATGGCCGTCCGTGTGCAGCGCCAGACCGACGATCTCCGGAAGCGTATCAATCGTGCCCCAATCCATACCCATGGATTTTGCGCATGCGAACATGGCGTTGGCTCCCTTGTCCGGGCAGCCATTCGCACCGTATTTATTGGGTACGGCAGCATCAGTGCCGATAGCATCCAGCATGGCCTGACCGCCGTTCGTCCACGCATATCCCTTCGCGCCGCCGATGCAGTCGCAAACCACCTTTCTGTCCCGAATGTCCTGCTTGTACCGGCTCATGCGGGAGGCGGTGTAATGGGACGGATACTGCTTGGCCTTTCGGCTTAAGAGACTCGTTTTCGCCTTATACCCACAGCAGCCGTACCAATAGGGCTGGCCTACCATCTTCAGACAGTAGGCCGCAAAGTGCTCGTTGGTAAACGGTGTATTGATCCGCTCCGCCATTACCGGTCTCCTTCCTGCTGCTCGTCCATGCGCCCGTGCAGCTGTGCCAGAATGCCCTTCAGCTTGTCAGGGACGGGCAGTCCCAAGTGCGCCGCATTCTCCAGCATGGAAACACCCTCATTGGACAGGTAGAAGCACACCACCGCGCTGCGCAGCGCGTCGCCTGTGCCGACCACATGGAGATCAACAACGTGCGCCACGCCCACCAGCATGATGATAAGCACCTTCTTGCAGATGCCCTTGAAGCCTACGGCGCTGGACCGCTTCTTGTCCGCAATCGCGCACATCAGGCCGGTCACATAGTCCAGCACCATGAAAATCAGCAGCGCCGTCATCAGTCCGTCTACGCCTCCCACAAAGTACCCAATCCAACCGCCAATGACCGTAAAGGCCATCTGCACCTTTGCCCAGATGATGTCAATGGAAAAGTTCCTCATCATAAATTCCTCCGTTTGTGTATTTCAAAAGCCGCCCTTGTAAGCGGCGCCTGAGTCAGTTCAGCGCGATCTGCGGCGCTGGTTCGTTCGGGGCTTTTGCCTTCCACAGCGCGGGCACGTTCGGCGGCTCCCATCCCGCCAGAGCGGTGTGCCCCTGCAGGCAGGCGTATAGCGTGCCGTTTGCGTCCGGGTACGCGACCTCGTCGCCTGCGGCGTAATTCACGCCTGCCTGCCAGACGCGCACTTCGTCCTCGTGAACGATCTCCACCTTGTGCCAGAGCGCGGGCACCTTGTCAGGAAGCCAGTCGCTCTGCGTGGTGTGCGCCTGAATACAGCGCCAGAGAAAGCCGCCGCAGGCGTACACGTCGCCCACCTGCACGGAAAGACCCGGCTGCCAGACGCGGCCTTCCAGCGCGGGCTGGACCGAAAGCAGCTCCTCATCCGTGAGCTTTCCGTCCGCCACAGCGGAGCGCAGCAGCAAGCCCAGCACAGCGGGCAGGGTTTCCTCCGCGCTGACGGCAATGAAGCCCTCGAACGGCAGCGCCTGCATTTTCATTTCGTCCGTGACCGTTTGGCCTTCGGACACTCCTACGGTATCCGGCAGGATCAGCACCTGCTCCGCCGTTACGCCCGTCATCTGGAAATTGTCGCCGGACAGGGTATATTGGCTCTCCGCGAGCCGTTTGGCCGCAACAAAAGAGGAGCGGATGACCGTTCGCACCCGCCCCTCCAAGGGAATCACGATTTGCATTTTCTTTCCTCCTCCTTAGCCGACGCCGCTGCCGCCGTTGTAGACCACCCGCAGATAGGGCGGGTTGTTCGTGTCCGTTCCGCTCATGCGCATATATCCGCTGGAATAGGTGGACGAGCCGAAGTTATACGGGCTTTCATACAGGCACAGAGCGCCATACGCGCCGCTGGCCAGATTCTGTATAGCCGAAACCGGAACAGAGAACGTGGCGGTTTCGCCGCGCCCAATGGTGCCAATAGCTCCATAGCTGGCCACGATGGCGGGATAGCCGCTGGACGACGCATTGGTGATGGCGCACAGGTACAGCGTTTTCGCGCTGCCGGAGCCGCTGCCCGTCTTGCGGTTCAGCGTGAGCGTGGCCGACTTGATCGTCGTGCCCGACAGCATGGAGCGCAGGTTGCCGAACCACATACAGCCGTAGTTCCAGTTGAGGGACGATTTGTATCCGCTGTCGGAATACACGCCCTGAATCACGTCCAGCGTATCCGAGCGCCATCCGCCGCGATAGGATTTCGTCGTCGTCGCGTAGAGCAGCGCCGTATTGTCCGGCGTAACCACCGGAATGGCCGTGCCGTAATCTATGGTCACGCCCGTATCGTAGATCTGCCCGTTGTTGCCTCTGTTCCGGGAGCCGGAAGGCACCGAACCGCTGCAGATGATATACCCGGCGTAGGAGACCATAGACCACGAGCACGACCCCTTGCAGCTTTGCATAAACGCCCAGCCCATGTAGACCTCCAGGCCCTGCAAGGCGTTGTACAGCCCGCAGTTATAGAGGTTCACGTGCGTGGTGCGGCAGTAGACGGAGTCATAGGTCACGTTGTTCGCATCCAGCGTACAGCTGTTCATCTCCACATGATGGTTCATTTGCAGCTCGATGAGATACGGGTTTCGGTTGGAGCCGTTCAGCGTTCGGATTTCCCGCAGGGATACGTTTTGGAAGCAGATGTGCGCCGAGCAGCCCTTGACGGAGATAAAGCTGTTCAGGCGGCTGTTGGCATACCCGTAGATGATCAGCCTTCCCGGTCCGGAAACGCCCTGAATCTGCGTTCCGGCAGGCTCGTAGATTTCGCCGGTGCCGTTGGGCAGATAGATATAAACGTCCGAGCGCAAAAATCGGTTGTTGACCGCCTTCACCGCGTCGCCCAGAGAGCGGAAGTAGGCGTCGCTGGCACCCGAATATGAAGTGTTGACATGGAGCGCAATCGGCCCGCCGTAGGCGCTGGCCACGGAATTGGAAACCACTTCGTCGGCATACAGCTGCTTAAAGCCCACATTGCCGTTGGCGCTCATCTCCATGAGCACGTTTTCGTTGTTGGCCGGATCGAGCAGCTGGAGCAGAAAGTTTTCGGTCGTGATCGCCACGTTGTTGGAGCCGATATAGATGCCGGAGCTCTTCACCTCCTGAGCGCCTGCCGCCACCCATGCGTTGCCCGTGTATCTTTTCAAAAGATTCGGCGTAGTACTGGTATCCAGCCACAGCATATTGGCATAGAGCGTTGTGGGTGCTGTGCTGCCGCGATAGACCTTTTCGGTGTTATACGTCGAGGTACTAACCTTGAGCGCAATGTTATTCGCGTTCTGGGTGATGCGGGATTCGGCGTTCACCATCCGGGAGACCATGCCGTACAGATCCTCCGGCGCTGCGCTCCATGCCGTCCATCTGTCCAGCACCTCCAGCTTGATGTTCCGAAACTGCACCGTGCCCGTCACGCCGTTGGAGCCGCCGGTGCCCAGCGTAAAATACGCGATGCTGGTGGGATGATAGCTGGTCAGGCTCAGCGGGCCGTATTGCATCCGTACCCAATCCCCGTCGGTAGCGACAAAGTTCGCGTCCGTTGAGCGCAGATACCATCCGCGTCCGGTGGTCTTGACTGTGGTTCCGTCCGTATCGAGATAGCGGTAATACACCCAAACGCCGGTGTACACGTTAGCCGTCGAGGAGGCACTGGTATTTACGTTCGTCCGCTTGATATCGAAGGAGATGCGAATGTTAGCGCCATTGCCGCTGTGTGCGAACAGATCATCCGATACGCTCATGTTCCACCCGGTGTAGTTGGTCATGGTGCCGTTCGGATTTTGATACCTGTTATCCACGAAGGTGTGCGTATTGCCGGAGTTCAGACAGTAGTTGCGCCCGGCATATTTCTCATAGGCGTACAGCGCCGAGGATGTCACCGCCGAGGTGATGGCCTGCGGTGTGACCTTCTGCTCGGCTGCCTCCACCCGCTGCTCCAGAGCGCCGACTGTCGTCGCATCCGCTTTCAGCGCAATGGCTGCGCTGGTCTGCTCGAAGCGTGTGTCCATTTCGGTTTTCGTATAGAATGCCGAGAGATCAACGTCCGCGCCGCACGATTCCCAAGCCGTGCCGTTCCAGCGCTTGAGCTCATTCGGCTGAACAGAGGTATCCAGCCAGAGCGCGTTTTCAGCAGGGTTCCCCGGTGCGACGTTCGCTACGGCAATCTGGTCGCTTTGGGTAATCTGCGCCAGCAGGTCAGCCTGATCCTGCTGATATTGCTCACTGCCGCGCACCGTGGAAACGATGGCGTCTTTGGTGAGCTTCAGTTCAGCGGCGCTGACTCTCTCGCCCAGTGCGTCCACATCCGTCTTGTCCGCTTTGCCCGCCACCATAAGACGCAGGTAGGTGTTGGACGTGATGTCCATGGCGTTCAGGGCGTTGATGGTGGCTTCTCTGGCAAACAGCGTGTCCACGTCCAGATTGGCAGCGATCAGGGAGCGGATGACGGCGTTATCGCCGAAAATGTTCTGTACATTCAGCGTTTGGGCGGTAATGCTGCCCTCGATGATCTTCTCGCCGCCGTTGATGCTCAGATCGGCCACATCGTCATTGGATACCTGCTTGAGGGTGGACACCACATTGCCGTCCGCATCTACGGAAACCGAATAGAAATGCCCATCCTTTCCCTTGACCACCAGCTCACCCACTGTCAGGGACGCCATGTTTGCCTCGGTCACGGCCAGCTTTGCGATATACAGTTTGCCTGCCGTGCCCTGCGTGATGATGGCCGTGTCTGTGGTCAAGTCCTTGATATGCGCCCAATCGATGTCGGCGGTTCCGATGTCCGCCTTGACCATGCTGGCCACGGCAGCCGAAAGGGTCGTGATAGCCGCCCAATCAATATTGGCCGAGTTGATGTTGGCGGTCGTGATCTGGGCTTTGGAAATCTCCGCGATGTCCGCCGCCAGCCGCTCAATCTGCGCCCAGTCAATGTTGGCGTTGACGATATTCGCCGTGGTGATCTGCGCCGTTGCGATCATGGCAACGGATGTGTACAGTTCGTCCACCGTAATCGTGCCTGCCGCCAGTTCCTTGATCTTAGCGGTAACAGCATTCAGGGCATTGACGTTCAGAACGTCAATCAGGGCTTCAGCAATGTGCGCCCGCGTGATGCTGGCATCCTGAATGTGGGCGGAGCCAATGGCCGCGCTTTTGATTTGCAAGCTGCCCACCGAGCCGGATTGCAGCTGGCCGCTGCCCACGGAATTCAGCGCCAGCTTTGCGCCGGTAATCGAGCCGCTGGCCAGCTGCCGGGCAGAGATCATGCTACCCTCCAGTGCGTCGGCCACAGTGCCCAGCGTAACCGAAGTGTATTTCTTGGTCAGGCAATCGTAGGTGTACTGCGTCATGCGCATGGACACTTCCACACCGATGCGCCGGGCAATCACCCGCACCGAATCGCCCAGAAAGATGTCGGTGAGCACGGCGTACTGCCTGTACTCCTCCGCATCCGAGCAGTTGATGAAATCCACTTTCAGCGTGACCGTGGGCAGATCACAGCCCTTGGCGTATTCATCCTGCGCCGCCTTGCGCATTTCGGCATAGCACTGCACCTTGCTTTTCGGCTCGTCGCCGTCCGTAACCTCCTTGGCTTCCGATACCGGCAGATGAATCCATTTTGGATGCGTATAGGCGTTCAGATTCGGACTGTCGATGTAGAGCTCCGGCAGGTAGAGAATGTTCCCGTCTGCGTCCTCACCGGTGGGCATGATGCGGGTGACTACGTCAGTTTCGTCTACATCGTAGGAAATACCGGTCAGGTTTTTCTTTTCCCGGATGGACACGTCAGTGTTGTTGCCCACGCGCCTGACCAGAAACACATCGTACCAGTCGCGAGCCAATTCCGCGCCGTACTTGCTCACCAGCCCATTTTCTCCCAGCATGGCTTCCACGGGATTGACGTTTTCCCATTCCACATCTTCGGCAGTGCTGGTAAGGTCGGAATAGAAGCTGAAATCATGGCTTGACAGGCAGGCTCCCGACAAGCTCTGCACGACGGAAGCCCCCACCGCAGAGGGCGAGGGCTTCAGGGACTTGATCATGTTGTCGAGCAGGTCGTAGAAAATGTGGCGGGCGTAGACCGTGACCTTGTCCAGCTCCGGGACGACGCGATAGATGCGGAAGGGCTGATCCCGCAGCTGTCTGGCCTCGATGACCTGGTTGTGGAAGCCCACATTCGTCTGTACCGACTGCGTTTCCGTCCGTGCAAAGGTCAAATACTGACTGGCCATATAGCCGTGCTTGCCGTCCGGGGCGGTCACCTCATACCAGCTGGATGTGGTTTTGTTGAGCACGATGACCTCGCGGCCCTTTTTGTACTTGCCCAAGATGCGGTAATTTGTGCCCGTACCGGAGCGCAGGTGCAGCGGTCCGCTCTTGGTCTTGATCTTATAGATCTGCACGTCATAGGCGCTGGTCTGGTATTGTTGGGTGACCAAGCCCACGCTAGGGGTCATGGCGGCGGGCACAGGCGCTCGCAGGATGCAGCCCTCTGAAAGCCGCTTCCACTTACCGCGCTCGTCGATCTCATGTTCCAGCGTGAGTTCCCATTCGCCATTCAGGGTTTCGGTAACAGTGCAGGACATGGGCGTGACCGCGCCGAGGCCGTTGTTGGAGAAATCGGTGCAGTCGGCAGGATATACACAGATCAGGGGGAAATCACCTCCGTCAGAGCATACAAAAGCGCCCAGACTGTCGGCGGACGCTCATGAGATAATCTGGAATTATAAATTGAATTTGAAAATGCACATATGGGTTTTCCCATCGTTGATCTTCATATCATTATCCTCAGGCAACTCCACTACTCCGAGAAATTCTCCCTGAAGGTATTCACAGGTTCTTCTAGAGGGAAGATTATCAGGATCGCAGGTGATGTACAAATAACTCATATCGTGTTTTTTTGCCAGTAAAAAGAGCAGTTTACAGGCTTTTGCAGCATAGTGGCATCCTCTGTATTTCTCATGGATACTATATCCGATATGTCCTACATAGTAAAGCCCGTCGTTGTATCCGATTCGCAAAGCACATGTGCCCATTCTATTTCCGTGCAAATCGCATATATGAAAACGATATGCAGGCACCCAATTTCTTTCTGGATCTCCCTCAACCAATTGATCTACAACCAGCTTGATTTCTTCACTTTCCAGAAAATCCGTATTCAAAAATTGCATGATCCATCCCCTTCTTAAAACAGATTTGCTAGACAAATCATAGCATATTAAAGCAAAATAAGCAAGCAGAGCAATTACAGATACCTCCAATTCGGCAGAACGACGACCTTTGTCACATTGCCCGTCCAGCTAATGACATTTGAACCGGGCAGCAATGTCGGAAATTCTCCGCTCATGCAGCTGTTCATGCTGGTCACACCCTTGTAGGCTTCCATGAGTTGGGTATCCAGCGTAATGCTGTCCGTAATGCCATCCAGTTCCACAATGGTCATGCCCACCATAAGGGTGATTTCACCGGAGCCGTATATCGTGATGACCGGTTCCGAAAACACGCTGCCGGGGTTGGTGATGAATGTGCCGGAGGTCGTTACGGTGATCTCCGGCACATTCTCCTGATACCAGAACGGCTGGCAGCGGAAGTTCACGGCGAACGACCGGTGCGGATTGCCGCGCAGAATCTTCTCAAACGGGATCTGATTGACGACCCGCCCCTCATAGAAACCGCCCTGCCGGTTGGCAAAGACAATCTTTCCGCTGCCCCTCAACCATGTGCAGATTTCGGGGATGCGTGAAGCGTCCGATATGATGCAGACAGCCGTCAGCGTCAGGTCGTCATACACGTCGTCCCCCTGCAGGAGTGTCAGGCTGCCCGACCGACCGGGCACATCAGTGAACGTCAACCGCTCGGATGGGCGCGTGACCGGCGGCTGCTCCAGCACATGAATGCCGTATTCGGTGCATTTCACACCGTTCCAAGAGAACCAGTCGTTCATGCCATTCTCAGCCCCTTTCCACGCTGCTGCCGTCGGGTCAGCGTCGCAATCTCTACCGCCAGAGAGCGGATGTCCTGCTCGTCCCGTACCACCATCTGCTGTACCTGAATGGTGGAGGACACGTTGTTGTTATAGGTTTTGCGGTTGTCGCTGCTGCTTTGGACAATAGCGCCTTCCCGTGCTTCGCCGGTGAGAAAGCGTGAAGCGTTGCGAATGACCCTTGCCTGCGCCTTGCTCTCCTTCAATACGCCCGCGCCGAAACCGCGCATGGTCATCACGCCGACCTCGTCCCGGAACACCCGCGAAGGGCTCTTGATTTTGAGTTCCTTTTTCGCGGCGTTCACAGCTTCGCGGGCAGCAGAGCGCATGGCGGAGATCACGCCGGAGCGCCCGGCAAAAATACCGGCTCGCAAACCCACCATTGCATTTACGCCTGCAGACCGAAGCGTCGCTGTCGTCAGATTAGCGCTGACGGCCGTGCGCACACCGGAAGCCACGCTGGCTCCCGCTGAACTCATGCTGTAGGACGAAAGCGCACTGGCAAGACCCTCTGCGGCGCTGGTGCCAAAGGACGAAAGCACATCGCCCGGCAGTGCGCTGGTGACAGCGCCTTCAACGCTGGCTGCCAAGGCACCGGCAGCCGAGGTAAAATCGTAACCGCTCATGCCTGCGCCTACGCCCGCCGACACGTTTTCGCCCACGGGCTTGACGCGCTGAGAGGGCGAATGGATGTCCAACGCCATGTTCAGCGCGGCTTCAAGGTTGGAGGCGACCGTTTCCGCGTCGCTATCCCAGCCTGCCGCCGTCATGCCTTCGCCCACGCCTTCAAGAATGTGAGTGCCGACCTCGTTGGTATCCAGCTCCTGCAGGAACGTCAGGATGGTTTGCAGGTTCTCCAGATCCTCCTGCTTCACTTCCTGTCCCTGCTGGATGGCGGCTACGATTTCAGCCACATAGGTGGAAAGCTCCGCCACGCGGTCTGCCGGGAAATCGTATTTCATGCTGGTGTCCAGTGTGCCCATGATGCCGCTGTCGCCGCCGAACAGGAAGCTCCACCACTGACCCAAGCGGCCCTTTGCCGTTTCAATGCGTTCCAGCGCGGAGTCGATCATGTCAAGCGTAGTGGTGGGCAGCAGATCGGCAGCGCTTCCCAGCGCCGTCGTGCCAAACTGATCCACCTCGGCTACTTCCGTGCGCAGCTTGTCAATAGACTCCTGTGCGCCGGTCACGTCCGGGGCTACCATAACGTGCAGCGTACCGTCCTCGTCCAGCACGGCTACCTTGTCGGCGGTCAGCAGTTCCTTTGGCACCGCCTCCACCGGAATCTCCTGCCCGTCCTGCCAGAATTTCGTTTTGGGGTCAAGCAGCACATCCTGCGGGTTTTCGTACAGCTCACCCAGCTTGACGATGCCCTGTACCTCCACAGGATTCTCGGCAATGAACTTCCTGTAGGCGATCAGGTCATAGCCGTAGATGCCGACGGTCACGGACAGCTTGGGCTTGACGGCGTTGCTGTCGTCGTACTTGGCGATGTACGCCGTGTAATTCTGCAAAAGTTCGGACTTGTCGCAGCCGGTGGCCTCGGCAAACTTGCTGACAATGGCCTCGATCTGCGCAGAGGAAAGCTGGGACACATCCACATTTTCCGCTTCAAGGTACTTGGTCACCATGGCCGTGATATTGTCCGGGGTCAGCTCGGTGGTCAGCGCCCCGCCCGTCACTTCCTGATAAGCCAGCACAAAGGCGGTGATGCCGTCCGGGGACAGACCGCTCATGTCTACGCCTTTTTTCTCCATGTACTTGGAGATGTAGGCGGTGATCTCTTCAGGCTTCAGCGTGGAAACGTCCGCGCCCGCCGCCAGCTCCTTGTAGGCGCTGACCATAGCGGTGACGTTTTCAGGGGTCAGCCCGGACACATCCGCGCCATTCGTGATTTCGGCATAGGCGCTGACAAGCCCAATCAGCCCTTCGGGCGTGAGCGCAGCCTTATCCGCGCCTTCCGGGACTTCGGTATACTTGGCGATAAACGCCTCCACCTTGGGCTGCAGCTGCTGTGCCGCAGCGTCCTCCTGATAGCCGGACACAATCACGTCCGTGGTAATCGCGCCGGGGTTTTCCGCAAAGGTGTTCCAGCGCTCCTGTGCGCCGGTCATGTCGAGATCGGTCGCGATCTTGAGCACTTCCTCCGGCAGCGCCTCGCCAAACATGGAGGTCAGGCCGGGAAGCTCCACCTCGCGGTTGTTGAGGAATGTCTGGATGGCCGCGATCTGCTCCAGCGCCGTGGTAAAGTCGATTTCCGGGAACATGGCCTGAATCTCGCCCTCGGTCATGCCGCTATCCAGAAGCGACTGGATCTGGGTGAGCATAGCGATGTACTCGGTCATTGCGCCCTCATCCATGGCAGCGGAGATGGCGTTCAGGTCTTCCAGCATCGCAGGCTTTTCGGTTTCCGTCGCCGCGCTGTATTCGCGGAGCTTTTGGGTCAGCGTGTCCACATCGGCGGCGGCTTTCTGGATGTCCTCCTGCTGCCAGACGGGCATGACCACATCCGCCAACAGCTGTGCATACTCCATCGCCGCAGCCCGGCGCTTTTCGGTGTACTCGCTGTTCAGCTGATCCAGCGCAGCCTGCCGTTCGGTGCTGTCCTCAATCAACTGAATGAGCGCGTATTCCTTGTCGTATTGCGTGTCGATCTGCTGATTGACGGCGGCAAGACCTTCGGCGGCAGCCACCAGCGCGTTCTCGTAGACGGTCACATCCGCGTCCTGTTTCCCACGCGCCTGTGCGCGGGCGACCTCCGCTTCCAGCTTCTGCCGGATGGTATTAAAGCCGTCCACGTCCTCCGGGGTCAGGTGATACTTGACTTCAATGGCCTCACGGGTGTCGATCAGCTCCTGCAAGCGGATTTTTTCCTTTTCGGTCAGGAAGCCGTTCTGCCGCTTTTTTAGCAGCCGCTCGATCTCCATATCCATCTGATCCAGCGCCTGAATGTCAGCTGCCAGCCCCTGAGATACGCTGGTATAGCCGCTTTTGTCGGCTGTGTCCTTGAGCGTCTGCAGCTCGGTGCGTGTGCTGTTTGTCAGGCTTTTGAAGGAGTCCGTCCAATGCGCGACGATCTCGTTGCTTTCCTTTTCGCCGTCCGTCCAGACGGCAATCAGGCCGTTCAGCCATTCCTGCGCGGACTGCTTGTCCTTGACGAAATCCTCCTTGGACATACCGAAGAAGGAGAGCCCCTCGCTGTTCCCGTAGAAGGTCTCCGCCGCCGTGCTTTTCCACTTGTCGGCGGTTTCCTGCATCCCCTTGAGCGCTTCGCGAGCCTTCTTAGCGCCGGACACATAATCCGCAATGGCTACGGTAGCATAGATGGTCGCGGCGGCAACGGCCAGCCATACGGCGGGCGAACTGCCCAGCACGCCAGGAAGCCCTTGATCCCGCCGCCTGCCTTGCCGACCGCTGTGGCAAACTTGCCGATGCCGGTAGAGATGCTGCCGATGCCCTTGGTCACTTTACCAAAGAGCAGCAGCACCGGGCCGATGGCGGCGGCAATGGCCGCATACTGGATGATCTGCTTGCGCTGGGCTTCATCCATCTGAAGGAACTTACTCAGCAGGTTGTCCGCGCCCTCGATCAGGCGCTGGATGGCGGGATTCAGGTCGTCGCCGATCTGCTGTCCAAACAGCAGCGCCTTGTTTTTGAGGTTCGTGAGCTTGCTGGCCGTGGTAGCATAGCGTTTCTCCGCTTCCGTTGCCAGCGCGGTATTTTCCTTCCATGCAGCGTTGGCCATGTTCTGCGCACGGGAGAACAGTTCGGTCGCGTTGGTGGCGCGGAGCAGCGTATCGCGCAAGCGAATCTCGTTGATGCCGATGTCCGACAGCGTCTTGATGGCGCTTTCGCCTTCATCGTCCAGCTTGGACAGGCCTACAATAAACGCCTGAAATGCGGCGGCGGGGTCATTGTCCCACAGCGTCTTAAACTGCTGTGCCGTCATCCCGGCCACTTTACCGAAGTCATCCAACGCTTCGCCGCCCGTCTCCGATGCAACCTCCATTTTGACCAACGCTTTGGAGAAGGCGGAGCCGCCCATCTGTGCCTCGATGCCCACGGAGGACAGCGCCGCCGCAAAGCCCAACACCTGCGCTTCGGTCAGACCGACCTGCTTGCCCGCGCCAGCCATGCGGTGCGCCATTTCCATGATGGGCTTTTCGGTGGTGGCAAAGTTGTTGCCCAGATCCACCAGCGTGGAGCCGATATTGGAAAACTGGCTCTGGCTGGTACCCATGATGTTTGCAAACTGCGCAATGGTCGTCGCAGCCTCGTCCGCGCTCAAGTCCTCACAGGAATTGCCGAGGTCAATCATGACGCGGGTGAAGTCGGAAAGATGCTCGGTAGCAACGCCCAGCTGACCGCCCGCCGCCATGACCTCGTTGATCTCATCGGTGCCCGCCGCGACCTCGGTAGACATGCGCTTGGACGTAGCCGCCAGCTGGTCAAACTCAGCTTCCGTTGCATCCACGGTCTTTCGGACAGAAGCGAAAGACGATTCAAACCCAATAGAAGCCTTGACTGCCGTTGCGCCGAGGCCCAGAAGGGGCGTGGTCATGACGGTGGTCAGCGTTCGGCCTGCCGTCGTCATTTTCTTGCTGACAGCGTCGCACTTTTTCCCGAAGGCTTCGAGGTTCTTGCCTGCTTCCGTCCATGCGGACTTGGCCGTGTTCAGCTGTTGATTGGTTTTTTCAATCTCAGCGCGGGTGGCAGCGACGGCAGCCTTGGCACGGTTCAGGGCGGCTTCCGCGTCGATCACCGCATCCGAAGCCTGCCGGACTTTCTCCGGATCGTTGGCCTGCTGAGCGGCTGTCAGCTGTTCCTTCGCACCCCGCAGCGCATTCTCATATTGCTGAACGCTCTGCTCCTGCAGGCGCAGTTTGTCATTCAGCAGCGTCAGCTTGGCGGCGAGACCGGTCACGCTGGTGTCCATGTTCTTGATGCCCGCCGTGGCCAGCTTGAACCGGCTCTCGGCCAGCCCGATCTGCTTGCCGAAAGTGACGATGGCAGCCTTGCTGGCATCAATGGATTTCCCGGCAGCGTCCCAGTTAGTCTGTGCCAGACGCAGGGACTGATTGCACTGGTTGATCTCCGCCTGTGTGCTTCTGACCGCCGCCTGCGCCGTATTCAGCTTGGTGGTCGCATCGGTCACGGCATCCGCCGCGTTTTGAGTGGTTTTCTTCAGCGCCGTATTCTGGCCGGTGAGCTTTTTGACCTCGGCGCAGGAATTGCGGTATTCCGCTTTCAGTGCGTCCAGATTGGCCTTGGCGGCAATGGTGGCGGAGTCGTTCTCGCCAAGCGTTGCCGAATAAGTCCTGACCTGCTGCGCCGCCGCAGCCACCTGTTCCTTGAGCGCCTGCTGTGCAGTTTTCGCGTCAGTCAGCCGCTGCGCGTAATCGTTCTGGCGGGAAAAGCACTCCTGCAGCTTGTCGTTCGCCGAAGACAGCGCACGCTCATACTGCGTGACTGCATCCTTTTGCAGGGACAGGCAGCGCTCCAGCGTTGAGAGCTGTGTGGCAAGGCCGGTGGCGCTGCGTTCAAAGCCCTCCACGCCGGAGGCCGCCAGCTTAAACTGGCTCTCCGCCTCAGCGATCTGCTTATTGACGGACTTGATGTTCCGGGTAAAATTGTCCGTTTGCAGGGACAGCGATACCACAAGGTCGCGGAGGGTTTCAGCCATCAGTACTCACCTCGATAAACAAATAATCCGTGGGCGATTGCTCACGGTTTCAGGGATTGCCACACCTGATCGATATAGGCACGGCGCGGTTGCTTTTTCTCTTTTTCTTTTCGGGCGCTCCATGCCCGGACGCGGAGGAACCCCAGCATATCCATGCCGTCGATTTCGCTCATGCGCCAGCCGCCTTCCAGCAGGCTGTTATAGGTGGAGTAAATGAAATCAGGCAGCGTCAGGATTGATGCGTCGCCGTTTCCTCCGTCTTCGCTGCCTTCGTAGGGAACTCGTCCAGAATCTCCGTGGTCTGCGTCTGAACCGCCATGAGCGCCAGCGCAATGTCGTGCATCATGCGATCCACCGGGTAGTAATCCAGCACGTCGTCCGGGGTGAACTGGTTGCCAAACAGCAGGCAGAACCAGCGGATCATCACGTCCAGCGCCTCGCCGATGGACAGGTTCTTCGCATCCTCCGGCACCTCGCCCTTAAGCGCGGCATTTGAAATGGCTACAATGCGTCCGTACATCTGTGCGGCGGGCTCCATTTCCCGAAGGGCGCGGCCAGACACAAAGTCAACGGTGTACTTCTTCGCGTTCAGGGTACAGCTGATCATATGGTTTCCTCCTAAGATTATAAAATGAAGCCGTCTCGCAACGCCTGTTCATAAGCCAGCCTGCGTTCTTCGTCTTCCGCTTTGACCTTTTCGATCAATTCTTCCGGTGCGCCCTTTTTGAATTGACCCGTTTCAAGGTCATACCATTTCTGAAAATCCGGATCATCGTAATAGCGTGGCGTTGCCATGGACATTTATCTCAGCCTCCTTAAAATCTTATCCAGCTCCAGCATGAATTCCCGTGCCATGGGTCTTGGGTTCTCAGAACGCATTCCCTCTGCAAAGGACTCTGCAAACCACTCCAGCGTATTGGTAGCCCCGTAGCGGGAAAGCTGACGGGCGATCTCCGCTGAGGACGTACCCACATGCAGCTTGTCGGCGATCTTCGCCTGCAGCTCGCTTGAATTTCGATGCCAGTCATGGAAAAATAGACCGCCTTCACTGTGTTGCGTAATATAGCCGTCAATCGCATGGCCGATTTCGTGTGTCAGAATGGCCGCCCAATCCGTACCGGCAGGATGCCAGTTTGCGCGAATATCGCGGGCATAGGAGCGTTCCAGTTCCTGCAAACGACGGTACATGGTGTTGCTGACGCGAATCTGGCCGGTCGCCAGATTGCAATCCGCATAGGTGCCGCTGCCGAGATCAAAGGACTTTACTCCGCTGAAAATGCCCTTCAGCTGGGGATAGCGATCAAAGACCTGCTGATAGGCTTTGGCTATGCCTCGCGCTGCTTCAAGGTCTACGCCATTCAGAGAAATTTGGCTGCCGGGCTGGAACCAGTCCTGATTGCGCAACCATCTGTTCATCTGTGGGATGCTGGTCAAGCGATCAATGGCGCTGGCTCCGCGACCGGCGGTTGCCCGGTGACTATGTCCGCCTCTTCCTCCCATGACATTACCTCTTTTCCTGCGCATGCGCAAGTCCAGCGTGGAAGGAAGTGTGCCTCTCAATATTGCCGGTGCAGCTCTCCGGCACGTCGCCGAAGAAGATGATCTTTTCAGGCTTCAGCCGGGCAAGCATCTCTTTGTAGCCCAGCAGAAACAGCCGCCTTGCCTCCGGCGCTTTCTGCGTGCCCACAGAGGAAACCGCCACGGCACCGCCTACGGGTTCACCGTCAAAGCACCAAGCAAAGCTGTCCTCGTCGCTCCAACAGATGGACGGGATCACCGTCAGCCCCATCTGCTGCCAAAAGGCGGCCAGCAAGTGCTTGCGCCAGTGGTTGTAGATCTGAACCGGAGGCGGGTAATCCGTGAACAGGCTGAAATCCGGCGAAAGCACAGCCTGAAACTCACTGAGCAGCTTGGCATACCGTGCAGGGTCATTCCAGCAGCGCTCGAACAGGTAATCGTCGATGAAGAAGTGAACCCCGTGCGCCCCGCGCAGAGCGTCCGTTTTTGCACTGTTGAAGGGAATCCAGCGAACCTTCTCCGCAGCGGGCACAGGCTGAATCACAGGAATCTGATACGGCCCCGCCCATACAAACTCACCCAGCTGCAAATTGTGACCGTTTCGGCTCAGCGCCTCTAAGGACAAGGACTTCACCTCCATGTAAAAAGCGGGCTGAGCCCGCCTGCACAACCGCCAAAGTCTGCAAAGCGTCAAAGCCTTGCCCACGCGGGCGATTTTGCGCATTTTTTATGCGTCAAAAAACACCGCCTGCCGGGGATGAACCGACAGCGGTGTGCATGATTGAAATGGTTGTTGTTACGGGCCGGGCGCGGTAAACGTCGGCTCGTACACCTCCGTCAGGAAGGTGGCGGCCTTTTCAGCGGTAAAGCCATTCTGGCCTTCGTCCGCCACCGCCTGATAGCGGTTATCGTGAGTGCGCTTAATGGCCGTCCATTCGATTTCACCGGTCTGGCGGGTGACGTTCGTGCCTTCCTTGGTGGCGTAGTTTTCCGTGACGGGCTTGGCTCTGACCTTGAACAGCCAGACGTAGCGGAAGGTTCCGTCTGACTTTTCCGACTTGAAGCCCACGGCGAAGTAAGGCGGGCGGTCGGAAGCCGTGCGCACCAGCACGCCGTTGTCGTCAATCTGGTTGCCGAATACCATTTCCTGAATGGCCAGCGGCACATCCGCCATTTTGGTCTTGAAAGTCAGTTCAGGATCGGGGTACAGCACATCAAATTCCACATCGTCGGCGTGCTGCACGTCCGGATCGGCGTTTTCAGGGGTAATGGACGCTTCGATTGCGCCCGCCATCAGCTGAAGCGCACCATAGGTGTGCTCGGTTTCGGTGTCCTTGGTCAGCGGCGCGATGACCACGTTTTTCAGGCCGACCGTCGAGGAAACCTGCGGGGAAGCAGTAGGCGTTGCCATGTGTATGATCCTCCTTTAGAGTTGGTCGATAGCGTCCCGCAGCCCGTCCCGGATGATCTCATAGGCTTCATCCGAGCGGGTGTCATAGGCGGGACGAATAAAAGGATGCGCAGGCGCGGGGGCTGGCCCGCCATGGCCGTACTCCACCGGCGGAGCGTAGTATGCACCCTCCTCCTTGCGGTGTACGCCGATGGTGATACTCCTGCCGCTGTACCTGCGCTTGCGTACCTTGCCGGTCTGTATGGAGCGGTTCAGTACGCCGGTGATGATTTTGGGGTCGCTGGAAGCGTTGGCCTTCATCTGCTCATAGATGGGCACGGCGGCAGCTTCCAGAATGCGCTTTGCCACGGGAGCGCCTGCGCCGTCCGCGTCCATGCGGCTGGCCATGCCCGCAATGTCGGTCATAAGGCTGTCAAAGCCGTCCGTATCAAGGGACATGAGGCACCTCCGTTCTCAGGCACCACGTCCACTGCACGGCGTACTGCCGAGTAGCCGTGTCGTACTCTGGCTGGTTGTACCCCCGGTCGCTTTCCTCCACGATGGAAAAGCCCGCCGCGTACATGGCCTGCCGGATACGATTCGCCATTTCGGTGGGATCGATATCGCTCCACAAATTCAGGTACACGAAGGTGCGGTAACTGGTCACCGAATCGTCCTGATGACTGGCCTCAGTCATGGTGGTGGAGTACACGGCATATTGCAAAGGCGGGTTCTGGCTGGGAGTCGTCGCTCGCCATACGCCCGCCATGACTGGGATGCCGATGTTTTTCAGCGCGTCCTGCACCTGCTTCATCAGCCGCTCACCCCTTCGGAGATGGAGGCTTTGAGACCCAGATACGTATTGCGGAAGCCGTATTCGCCCAACGTGGAGATGAACCATTTCTTGTCGCGGAAGCGTACCCACATGCCGGGTACCACATCCTTCCGATAGCGGATGGTGAAGTTCACCACGGCCTCGGTGTTCATAACGTCTGCACTGCGGTAATGCTGGTTACCCGCATCCGTGACCGCCGCCCATGCCTTGCAGATAACATGGTCTGTCGGCTCCGGAAAGCCGTTCTCGTTAATGGCATTCTCCGTATACCCGATCTCCACCAGATGCCGGAGACTGCCGGGATGCGGATTGGCTTCAAAGTTTTTATAGCCGCGCAAGCACGGTCACCTCCTTAGAACATCTTCACGGGATCGCGGTAAGGATAGAGCAGGTTTTCAAAGGCAATGCGCATGGTGGCGTACATGGCCCGATCCGGGTTATCCCGGTTTTCGTAGTAATGGCTGACAAAGAGCAGGACAGCCAGACGAACAGGCTCAGGCGCGGGTTCAGAAAACTGCACGCGGCAGTAATCCTCAGCCGTTGCCTGAGCCTGCCTGATGAGGCTTTCCAGATAAGCGTCCTCATCATCGTACTGGATGCGCAGGTGGGTTTTCACCTCGTCGACGGTGACGATCATGCTGCGTCACCTCATTGACCAGATGCCATCAAGCCCGCGTTGCGGAGGGCGGCCAGCAGGCCGTTGAAGTCGTCCTTCAGGGCTGCAATGGTGGTCGCCTCGCTGTTAGCAATATAGGCGATCTGCGCGGCAGGTTCCGACTGGCCGAACAGATCGTCGCCGCCCTCAATGGTCGCACCGGGCAGGAATGTCAGCTTGCCGCCAATGACCGATTTCGCACCGTGCGCACCGATAGCGCCCGGTGTTCCGTGCCTGCGGAGCGCTTTGCGCTGTCCTCGGCACTCCAGCACTCGCTTCGCTCGGCCTCCATGATTGCCGCCGTGGGCAAAGTAGTTGTGGGTGTTTCGGGTTACGTCCTTCTCAGGATCAGCTTTCATCATCCGTCATCCCTCCTTATGCCGCTTTCATCTGCAGCACCTTGACCGCTTCGGGCAGGATGAGCTTGCCGTCCACGCGCTGGGAGGCCAGGAAGCCCACCTGACCGGTCGGCGCATAAAGTTCATTGAGCCGCTGGAACTTGCGGCCTTCCCGGTCGGCAATCCAGTAATAATTCATATCGCCAAACACCATCGCATTGGCACCTGCTGCAATGGTAGGCATGAAGGTGGAGGTGTAGACAGGGCGGTTCAGAATGGTATCGGGCGTGCCCGCCGTGACGCTCGGCTGCCAGATATAATCGCCGTTGCCGTTCTTCAACTGGCGCAGCGCCTTCATGGTCGCGTCATTGGTCAGGAACACAGCGCTGCGGCGGTACGGAACGCGGAGGCTGTAAAACAGATCCATGACCTCATCAAAGGTCAGCGCCGTAGCGCTCTTGGTGGTCACGCCCACCTCCGCGCCGCCCGTGGTATGAAGCAGGCCGGTGGGCTTGCCGGTGCCGTTGCCCGTGAAGAACGCTTCCTCTTCCGCAGCGCCGATGCGGCGGGCAAACTCGCGGGCGATATACGAAGCTACATCGAACACGGAATCGTGCAGCAGCTCGTCGGAAACCTTGATCATCGTCGCCAGCTTATAGGCGCTGATGGAGGTCTGACCGAACGCGTCGTCGCTCTCCGGATACGCGGCTTCCTCATCGATCCAGCTGGCCGTACCCTTGGACACCACAATGGGAATCTTGCGGTCGCCGGAGCTGGTGCGGATGATATGGGCAAAGCGACGGAAGATGTTCTCTTCCTCAAGAGACTCGATCAGGGTGCGCTCATACTCGTCCGGCACGAGATAGCCGCCCTCGGAATCGGTGCCCACCTGCAGCGCGTTGAGCACCTCGTGGGGCACAGCCTTATCGCGCATGGTGCGCCAGAAGGCAGCCTTATACGCATCCGAAGCCCTGCCGGTCTTTTCAGCCTTGCCTTCGGGCGCGAAGGGCTTATCCGTGAGCGTTCGGGCAGTCGGGCGGTCAAACTCCAGATCCAGCGCTTCCTGACGCTCCAGCCGCTCGATTTCCTTGCCCATGCGGATTACGTCGGCTTCCATCTGGTCATAGGTGGCGCTGTCCTCGGCGGACAGGGTGCCGTTTGCGTCCTTGCGGGATTCCACGAAAGCCTTCGCAGCTTCCCACAGCTTGACGCGCTTTTCGCGCATAGCGCGGATTTCATTCATAGACATGTGTTTTTTCCTCCAGTCAGTAGTCGTATTTCAGCCGATCCAGCCGCTGCTTCAGCGCAGAAGCGCTCGTGCGCGGCTCGGTCGGAGCAGGAGAGGGCGCGGGCTTTTCAGCCTGCATTTTTTCCAGCAGACAATTCATCACGCGCTGCTGCACGCTGGCGGACGAAAAAAACATGGATTCTCCCGTTTCCTGCGGCTCGTTCTCCGAAAAGAGAATCTCGTCGCAGAAGCCAAGCTCCTTGGCCTTCACGGGGTTCATCCATGTTTCGTCGTTCATCATGTGACTGATACGGGCTCTGCTCAGCCCCGTCTTCAGCACGTAGGCATTGATGAGGCTTTCCTTGACCTCATCCAGCAGCTGGCCAGCCCTGCGCATTTCCTCGCTGTCGCCCATGGCGATGGTGAAGGGGTTGTGGATCATCATCATGGCCGTGGGGCTCATACAGACCTTGGTGCCCGCCATGGCGATGACGGAAGCGGCGCTGGCTGCAATGCCGGTGATCTTCACCGTCACGTCATTGGGGTATTCCCGGAGCATGGTGTAGATCTGCGAAGCGGCAATGGTGTCGCCGCCTGGCGAGTTGACGGAAATAACGATGGGGCCGTCTACGGAGAACAGTTCCTCTCGAAACGCGGCAGGGGTTACCTCATCCCCGTACCAGCTCTCCTCCGCAATCGGCCCCTCCAGAAGCAGCGTCCGCTCCTCCGGGTTGGTTTCGTCTCTGGCCCAATTCCAGAAGCGTTTCTTCATTTACTTTTCCTCCTGCCGCGCTTGGGCGGCCCATTATCTTCAGGCGGAGATTCCTCCGCTGGCGCATCCTGCGCGTTATCTTGACTGGTATCTTGACTGCTTTCCTGATCGCTTTGAATGGCAAGGCCCATGAGCACGCCCAGACCTGAAAGACTGATGGGGATCATGTTGCCGTTGACCAGATAGGCGTTGCCGCCTTCCTCCTCGGGAACCGGGTTCAGATTCTCCAATTCCCGGATGTCGTTGGTGGACATCCAGCCGTTCTGCCGGGCGATGGCATAGCCCTCCATGCGGGATTTGTAATCGCCCCGCATGAGGCCGTCCAAGTTGAATTGCACATAAAAGCGCCCCTTCTCGTTATCCGGGAAAAGGGCGCGATTGATGGCCTGTTCAATTCTCACCAGCCATGGCCGGATGGTATGGACGGCAAAGGAAATGTTCTGCGACTCGATATTGGAGAAGGTTGCCCTGTCCAGATCGCCGATCATGTGCGGCGGCACACGAAAGATGCGGCAGATTTCCGAAACTTGGAATTTTCTCGTCTCCAGAAACTGCGCCTCGTTGTTAGGCAGGCTTAATGGAACGAAGGACATTCCCTCTTCCAGCACAGCCACGCGGCTGGCGTTGCCGGAGCCGCCATAGGCAGCGTTCCAGCTGGCACGCAGCGCAGCCGGGTCTTTGACCGTGTTCGGGTGTGTCAGGATACCCGATGGCCGTGCGCCGTTGGAGAAGAACTTGCTGCCGTATTCCTCGGCGGCGATGCCAAGGCCGATGGCGCTTTTCTCCAGCGCAATGGGGCTATACCCGACGATACCGTCAAAGCCGAGACCGGGCACATGCAGCACCTCGCTTGGGTCAAGTGCCCACGTCTTGCCGTCGCTGGTGGTGTAGGTATAGGTCAGGTTGCCCTTGCTGTCCCTGTCCACCTCCATGTGATTCGGCAGCAGCGGATACAGGCTGTCGATTTGCGAGCGGCCTGTGCGGATGATCTGGCAGTAGCTGTTCCCATAGAGCAGCAGGTGCGTCAGCATGGTTTCCCTCCAGACAAACGAGGTCATCTCCAGATTCGGCTCGTCGTGGATCAGGCGGTACAGCGGGTGCTCTACGGCCTTCCGACTGCCTTCATCCGTAGCCTCATACACATGGAAGGGCAGGCTGGCGATGGTTTCCGCGATCACGCGCACACAGGCGTAAACGGCAGAAACCTGAATGGCTGAGCTGGGGCTGACCGGCTTGCCGGAACCGCTCATGCCGAAGTAAAAGCTGGGCGCGGCGGATACGGCGTTTTGGGGCTTGTCCCGCGCCCGAAACAGATATGAGAATGGATTTTTCACAGTTAACCTCAAAACGACTTGACACCACCCGTGACACCAAGTATAATGTGGGTGAAGGGGATAATCCAATGTCCAAATGGGAAAAGCTAATCCAGAGAATCCTGTCCTTATCCAAGGACTTACGATTCGATGAATTGCGTAAGGTATTAGAGAGCTGCGGCTACCAGATGTTTGCACCCCGAAGCGGGAGCAGCCATTACACATTCCGAAAACCGGGGTGCCAGCCCATCACCATTCCCAAGCACGAACCGATCAAAAAGATCTATGTGGAAATGGTACGCGATATTGTAGAAAGTGAGGCGAGCTATCATGAAGACAATTGAAGAATATATGGCTTTGCCCTATCGGCTGGAGATCATTCCCGATCCAGATGAAGGCGGTTTTGTGGGCGCGTACCCCGACTTGCCGGGATGTCTGACCAGCGGTGAAACGATGGAGGAAGTCGCCAAAAACGCTGAGGATGCAAAACGCGCATGGATCAGCGCGGCATTGGAGGAAGGCGTCACAATCCATGAACCGGATATGCTCAATGCCTATTCCGGACAGTTCAAACTCCGCATCCCCAAGTCCCTGCATCGTTCGCTGGCCGAGCATTCCAAAAGCGAAGGAATCAGCATGAACCAATACTGCCTGTACCTTCTATCCAAGAACGACGCGCTATACGGCGTATGACTTCCAAACCGCCTTGCTTCGGCAGGGCGGTTTTTTTACATTCCTCTTCCTGTTTTTTGATTATGGCAGCTTTCGCAAAGCGCTTGCCAGTTGCTTTCATCCCAAAACAGCTTCCTGTCGCCCCTATGCGGGATGATGTGATCAACCACGGTGGCGGGCGTGAGCTTGCCCTGCTTCATGCATTCCGCGCACAGCGGATGGCTGCGGAGAAACCGTGCGCGGGCTGTTCGCCACTGGCTGCCATATCCCCGACTGGCGGCATTTTCCCGCGCAAACAGGGTACGATGCACCTCGCAGTACACCCCGTCTGACAGGTTCGGGCAGCCCGGATACCGGCAGGGACGTTTCGGTTTTCTTGGCATTTGGGCACCTCACAATACGATAAACCCGCGATGGTTGTAGATGGAATCGCCGCCGTTCAGGTTCTTCATCGCCCGATCCAGCGCCATCACAAGCGCCACCGCGCCGTCCACCTTTTCGGTGGATTTTTCTTTGTCCAGCTTCAGGTTGCCAGCCGGATCGGTACGCACATAGGCGTTGTCCATATTCCAGCGGAGCACCGGATGCCCGCCGTGGCACAGCTTGTGCTCCAGAACAAGGCGCATCAATTCCTTCGTCGGGGGCGACATATCCTTAAAGCCCTGACCGAAGGGCACCATAGTAAAGCCGTCATCCTCAAGCGTCTGTACCATCATGGTGGCGTTCCATCGGTCATGGGCGATTTCCCGGATGTTATACCGCTCGCCCAGCTGGCAGATGAACTGCTCGATAAAGCCGTAGTGAACGACGTTGCCCTCCGTGGTGTGGATATAGCCGCGCTGCGCCCACTGGTCATACGGCACATGATCGCGCCGGACGCGCAGGGAAAGCGTTTCCTCCGGCAGCCAGAAGAAGGGCATGACCATATACGGCTCATCCTCATCGCTGGGCGGGAACACCAGCACCAGTGCCGTCAGGTCGGAGGTGCTGGACAGGTCAAGCCCGGCATAGCAGGCGCGGCCTTCCAGCTGATACGGATCAACCACGCCGCCGCATTCATCCCACTTGTCCATGGGCATCCAGCGGATGGACTGCTTCACCCATTGATTCAGGCGCAGCTGACGAAACTGGTTCTCATCCGCAGGCGTTTCCTGTGCCTTATGGAACGCATCCCTGACTTTATCGATGGTGATGGTGTGCCCCAGAGAGGGATTGGCCTTGTACCAGTTCGCCTCGCTTGTCCAGTCCGCGTCATCCGGAAGGCCGAAGATAACCGGATAAAAACGCGGATCGACCTTCCGGCCTTCCAGCACATCCAGCGCCTTCTGGTGTACCTCCCAGCAGATGCTGTTGCGGTCGGTGCCAGCTGTCGTCAAAAAGAACCACAGCGGCTGCTTTCGCGCATCGCCGGAGCCTTGGGTCATTACATCATAAAGGGCTCTGGTGGGCTGGGTGTGCAGCTCGTCGAAAATGCAGGCGCTGACGTTCAAGCCATGCTTGGTGGCCACCTCCGAGGACAGTACCTGATAGATGCTGCCTGTGGGCTGGTACACCATGCGCTTCATGGACGGAATGATCTTGATCCGCTTGCTCAGCGCCGGGGATTGCTTGACCATATCGACGGCTACATCAAAAACAATGGCTGCCTGCTGGCGGTCGCTGGCGCAGGAGTACACCTCGGCCTTCCACTCGTCGTCGTTTGCCAGCATATTGAGCGCGATGGCCGCGCCCAGCTCGCTCTTGCCCTGCTTTTTGGGAATCTCGATATAGGCGGTGGTGTACTGACGCATGGTTGGATCATCATCTCTCACGGTACCGAACACGTCCTGGATGATCCTCTCCTGCCATGGCAGCAGCTTGAATGGCTTTCCGTGAAATTCGCCCTTCGTATGTCTCAAGCATTCGATAAAGCCAGTCACGCGCCGGGCCTTTCGCTCGTCAAACATCGCCGTTCCACCCGCCCTTCAGCAGCTTCTCCATGGGATCATCGGAGAAGGTGTCGTCCGAGCCACCGCCCGCCGCAATGATACGGGCACGGGTTGCGGGAGTCAGACCAAACTCGGAGCAGAACGACTGCATGATCTTCAGATTCTGCTGGGCAATGGATACCTGCGGCACCTGCTGCACATAGCCGGAGGGCGTTTGGAAGATAGAGCCGTGCTGGGTAATGAACGCCTCGGCTTCCTTCCATCTGGCGTATGCCTGACAGTACCCCTCGAAGGCCGTCAGGTCGGCCATGGTGAGCACGCCCATGGCTTCAAGGGAGGGAGCCAGCCGCTTCCATTCCTTTTTTGCCTCTGGCAGCAACCATGTCGGGCACTTGATGTTTCCCTTGGGCGGGATCGGCTCATTTTCGTTGAGCGGTCGCTTGCCCGGATTGCCCTCAAGGATTTTGAGCGCCGTGGGCTTGGGCTTTCGTCCTCTGGTCGCCATGCTGGTCACCTCCCTTCGCAAAGATTATCTTATTAAGTCGTAAGAACAGCTTCATACGGAAGCTCCTGTCCATCCCGAAGCACGCTGATGGGTGCGTTCGGACAGGCTGCCCGGAACCGCTCCACAATGACGGTGGCGTAGCGCGGGTCAAGCTCCATGGTGTAGCAGATGCGATCCGTCTGCTCGCAGGCCATGAGGGTGCTGCCCGAACCGCCAAAGGTATCCAGCACAATGGCATTGGGCGCGGAGCTGTTCTTGATGGGATATGCCAGAAGCGGCAGCGGCTTCATGGTCGGGTGCAGCTTGCTCTGGGTAGGCCGGTCATATTTCCAGACGGTGGTCTGCTTGCGGTCAGAGAACCATTTGTGCTTGCCGTTGGGCAGCCAGCCATAGAGTACCGGTTCATGCTGCCACTGATAGGGGCTGCGTCCCAGCACCATGGTGTTCTTGACCCAGATGCACACGCCGCTGATATGGAAGCCCGCCTCCTTAAACGCCCTGCGGAAATTCAGCCCTTCGGTGTCCGCATGGAACACATAGGCGGACGCGCCTTCGGCCAGATGCGGCACGATGGCCCGGAACGCTGACAGGAGGAAGTCGTAGAACTTCCCATCCTCCATATCATCATTCTGGATGGTGAGCGCATCCTTGGTGCGGCCAACAATGGACACGTTGTACGGCGGGTCGGTAACAACCAAGTTGGCTTTGTTGCCGTTCATGAGCAGGGCAAGATTCTGCGGCAGTGTAGAGTCGCCGCACACCATGCGATGGCGGCCCAGCGTCCAAACGTCGCCCTCCTGCACGAAGGGCTGCAGCTCGTCCGCGTCGATGTCGCAATCGTCGTCCTTCACGTCCTTGTCATGGACTTTGGAGAACAGGTCGTCCACCTCGGCTGCGTCAAAGCCGGTTGCGCCCAGATCATACCCGGAAAGCTGCAGGTCGGACAGCAGATCCGCCAGCGCCTTGGGCTCCCATTCGCCGACCGCCTTGTTGAGCGCGATATTCAGCGCCTTCTCGTCCTGCGGGTTTTCGATATGCACCACCACGCAGTCGATTTCCTTCACGCCCTCCGCGACCAGCACCTTATACCGCTGGTGGCCGCCCACGATATTGCCGGTGACCTCGTTCCAGATTACGGGATCGACATAACCGTAGGTGGTCATGCTGCGCTTGATCTTCTCGTAGGCCGGATCGCCCGGCTTTAAGTCCTTGCGCGGATTGTATTTCGCCGGTTTCAGCTTTTCGACCGGCACCTTTTGCAGCTTCATATCTGTGTTCATGCATTCTCCTTTATCAGCATAATTTCCCTGATTTCCAGCAGAATAATAAGGGAAATTTCTCTTAGCAGGTTGACGTTCCCCTTATTCTGTGGCATAATTTAAGGGAAACCGATTGGAGGGTAAGGCAATGAGAGAATTTCATTACGCAGCGATTCGGGAGCAGAAGTGGGATTCCGAGATACTTGGCCTGATTGCCGCCATCTATAAGGAAGCTGGAAAGCAGGAGATGTATCTTAAGCAGCGCCCGGAGGAGTTGGAAAAGCTGGTAGAGATTGCGAAGATTCAGAGTACCGAGGCTTCCAACGCCATCGAAGGCATTGTTACCACAAGCACGCGCATTCGCCAGCTGGTGGAAGAAAAGACCACGCCACGTAACCGCGATGAACAGGAAATTGCCGGATATCGTGACGCACTGAGCGTCATTCATGAGAACTTCGACGTTATCCCGATCACCCGCAATTACATTCTTCAGCTGCACAAAATCCTTTACAGTCATATGAACAATCCCATGGCCGGTCAGACAAAGAGCGCACAGAACTACATCAGCGCCACTTATCCGGATGGGCATACCGAGACGCTGTTCACGCCTCTTGCGCCCTTCGAAACGCCGGACGCGCTGGATAGCATCTGTAAGGAATACAATCGCGCTATAGGCAATCTGGAAGCGGAGCCGCTGATTCTTATCCCGGTTTTCATCCACGACTTTCTGTGTATTCATCCCTTCAACGATGGAAATGGCCGAATGAGTCGTCTGCTCACGACCCTGTTGCTGTACCGCAGTGGCTTCTATGTAGGCAAATACATCTCATTGGAAGCTAAGGTCGCGAAAAATAAAGATCTTTATTACGATGCACTTCGGCAATCACAGACAGGCTGGCACGATGGCCAGGAAGATGCGATTCCCTTTATCAAGTATCTGCTGGGTATCGTCCTTTCTGCCTATCGCGATTTTGAAGAGCGCTTTTCCCTCGTGGAGAAGAAACAGTCTGCGCTTGAAATGGTGAATCAGGCAACACTCCATAAAATCGGTCGATTTACCAAGCAGGATATTCGGGAGCTGTGCCCTTCACTGAGTGTCAGCTCCGTCGAAGGCGCGCTTCGCAAGCTGGTCGCATCCGGCGAACTGGCACGAGAAGGCAGCGGCAAGAGCACCTGCTATTACCGGCTCAAATAG